CCGCTGTCTAATCTGATTTCTGTGGATCTGCAAAACTTTTCATACGTCTGGAATTCTTCCATTATGTGTATTCTATAAGCTAAGCTTCTTATCACCCTGGTATCATTCCTTATTAATGCATCATAAACCTCAGCCGGAATCTCTGTTGGACATTCAATCATATACTTAAGACAAGCAAGAGACGGAGCATCCATTGGAGATATTCCATCTCTAAAATTCATATCTAATCCTATGGTACTAAATGGCATACCTATAAATCCTCCAATCATGAAATCTTCTGATCCTATTGACAGCGACCTCTGACTTGAGCCAAACTTTGTTATCTTGAATCTGTAATCAATGCTAATTAAATTTAGAGATGCATTTGCATATCCAGAGTATTTAGAAATCAGTTCAAGAACACGATTATTCTGACAAGCAATATCAGTGCAGACATTCCCAAGTCGTCTTACAAGAACTGGACATCCAAGATGTGTTGTGTAATAGTAATTTGCATCACTATCTTTCGAGATTTCAATGTTCAAGCGAACTGATGTTCCAATCTTGTAACAAGCCAGTGTGCTTATTTCCTTTTCCAATGCTAAGCAGTCTACCATATAAAGACAAAGTTTTTCTTGCCTAGTTTTGGTAAATGTTTGATTCACTTGCCCAATCCTGAGAGAAGCTTCTTTCATATCATCCATGGCACATATCATTGTTTGGTAACAGTTCCCGGTGAGATATATAGCATCAACCCATCTTGAGATTCTACACATCAGTTTAGTAATCTCTAGTCTGGCTTCTTCATAATCACTGCCTTGTATGATAGGTCCACCTAAGATCATTGTTTCATCTGCAGATGTGTTATCCCTCATGATGCATGAAATCACATTTTCAGTATGTAGAGTACCTCTTATAAGGAGCTTCAACTTTGTCTTTCTAGTCGGAATTGAGTTTATAAACCGATGAAGCATGACAGGATCATATTTATCAAAGAATTCTTTAGAAGTGTCGCAAATCCATGTGCAGCTATTGGTGATCTGGTCGACTAAATACTGCTCTGGACAGTCATCCTGATTCATCCATATAGATCTGAGGTACTTCACAACATCATCACGAGCATATGAATGATTTATCAACGGTTTGAAATGACGAGGAGCAAGTCGAATTCTTCTATGTTTCAAGATGTAGAATCTATTAAGCTGTTCCATCCTCATATAAGATTTATACTCTTCATTAACTTTATATTTAGTTCTAGTCATTCCAATGAGTTTGTTCAACAGACTATGAAAGTTAACCCGTTCATTGTCAATTTTAAAAGCTTTATGCCACAACAGGTACATACCAGCTCGTAATAGATCTGAGCGCTGACATTGGACAAAAGATCTCGAAAGATTGTTTGAACTTGCCATTAGCTCTATTTTCTTGTTGAGTTGAGACGGAGTTTCTGGTATTCCCAATATTAAAAGCGATTCTTCTTCTGTCATCTCATGATTAACTATATTGAGTCTGGACATCATGCTTGCATGTTTATGAGTTGCCCATAGACGAGTTGTTAGCACTATTTGTTCAGGAACATCTTCAGAATCTAGATCTCTTTTCAACAAGACAGAATAGGCCTTACCCATTTTATTGTCATTGATGAATTTTATATTCTCAAAGTCAGACATTGCCAAGCCTGCAGTTATGGGATTGCATATTCTTCTATATCCAGTGTGAGATAATTTCAACAAATTGTAATCATGATTTGCGAAGTCATCAAACCATGAGAAATTCTTATAGCCAAGATTGCATTTCATAACAATATGCTGTGCCATAGTAGCTAAAGAGCAGAGTATACCAGATCCACCATTGTCCCTTATTTGTCTGATTGATGAAAACATAGAAGAAACTCTGTTATGAAGAGTCGACTGAATTGAATCATCACAACATCTAGCAGTAAATTTAGCTATTGGAGTTGTTATCGAATTGCCAAAGTAGAATATGCTATTAAACTCAAATGATACACTTATGGTAGTAACAGACTTCAATCTGGAATCTCTTATGCCAAATGCTGAATCAATAACTCTTTCAAGGTACCTCATATATTTTGTTGTTTTTATGGTCAATCTCA